TAATGTGATGATTTGTTCGATAGAAATAACATTCGTTTCAGGTAATGTCACTTGAAAAAATGGAATGGCATCATTATCAGTGATTATCCTTTGGAATATTTTAGTTGTACCGTTAACTACAATCTCTCTTTTTGTGATTGTGTAGTTTAATATGTTTCCGTTAGCGTCTTCATTTGGGATTACCAATCTATTATCAACCCCATCAAATGATAACTGAGATGAAAAATCAATATCTTCCATCGCTTCGAAGTTCTGTCCACCTCCACTGATTCTCGCACCTTGTCTTACAACAGGTAGATACTGTGGATCTGGTTTATCACCACTCGCAGGGACTGTAACAGTAAAGTCAGCAATCGTCACTGATGGTGCTTTGTTAGGTACTTTTAAACCAAATGTTCTCGCAAGGTTCATTAATGATCTTCTCTCCTGTGCAAAATCAATCTGAGTCTCATTGAACTTCCTATCAGTGTTGTAACTTAACATATCACCAACAGCAGCGTTCAACTCCAATAACATCATACCTACTGATGAGTCATTGAAATCAGAAAATAAAGCAGGATAATACTGTCTAATGAAACTAATCAACTCCGCTCTTACATCAGCGAAATTCCTTGCATCATAGTTTATCTTTTTTGCCATTCTATTCGTTGTTTTCAACTACAAACTCTACAAAGTCAACCTGTTGGAATACATCTTCAGTAACTGTGTACTCAACTCTGACTTTAAGAGCATTTTCATTATCTTCAATAGTAGTGATAATAATATCATCTACTTGTAAATTTGGTATATAGTTATCGACAGAATCTTGTATCACCCTCTTCATATCAGCAATAGTGATATCGTCAACAGGTTCGAATAAGAAACTTATCAAATCAGTACCAAAATCTGGTAAATATAATCTCTCTCCCTTTCTAGTTAATAACAAATGAGCCAAATCTGCTTTAACTGCATTGTTACTATTTCTATTTAAATCTAAAAAGAATCCTTTTGGACTCTCTTTGAAGGGAAAATTAATATTTATACTTTTTTCGTTAGCCATCAAATATAAATATAAAATAATCGATTTTGTATATAAAAAAAGGGTAACCTTAAAAAAGATTACCCCTTTATATGATGGAAGATGTTATTTATGTACATTTACTGTATCCACAAGATTTACATTGGAAACATCCTTCAGAAAAGTGTAACCCATCAGGATCACCACAGTTCTCACAATAAGTCTCACTATTCTTCAATAGTTCCTCATCTAAATATTTCTTCAGTGTTCTTGCAATCGCTTTAGAGAATGAAACAATAGTACCCTCAGACTTCTGTAACTGCTCATAAATAAAGTTTATGTCAGTACCGTGTCTCAGTGCTGTTGATATCATTCTTGTTAAAGCTTCTTCTTCATTAGATTCGAAATGTTCTTTTAGATTTTCTAACTCAAAATCTCCAAGTTCCAAATTGTATCTTCCCTTTTTAACCTTAGTCAACTTACCATTTCTTATTTTAGTTGATATAGATATATTTTTCTTTTGGAAAGCGAAGATTTCATAAGGGTCTTCACCATACAAACCTACAATAACAATCCATTTACCACCTCCGACAGTCAAATGGTGAATATCACAATCCAATGTCTTAGGTCTCTCTGGTGCTGTAGTTCTAGGTAAACTTAACTCACCATCATCATCTTTCTTCTCAGCAAGTACTGTTGTCATTGTACCAGCTCTGTAAGTAGTACAACCTTTAATCACACCAGTTGCATAAACATCTTCATACAATCTTTTAAACTCACCATATGAATAGTCAGCAGGTAGATTAACAGTCTTACTCATCGCAGAATCAATGTAACGAGCCATAACACCCATAGTTTTTACGTGTTCATCAATACTCAACTCAGTGGTAGTTGCAACCCACTCTGCTGAAGGATCCCATTCACCTTTAGCATCTAAGTATCTCACTGCGTAATCTCTAACTACAGTTTCCCTTAATAATCCTCTGTTCTTATCTATTTTCCACACATAGCCGTCGAACTCAGTTCGGAGGAGATTTTCGTCACCCTCTGTCGTCCAACTCCATTCCGTTCCGACGGAGTCGAATTTACGATTCTGAAAGTCGATATTTTTTGCTACCTCTAACCCTTCTGGTGGGAATGGGAAAATAGTTGTTCTAACGTACTCTGGCAAGAATATCGGTTCTAACCCTCCACTTACGTTATTGGCGTAAACAGAAGAGTTCCCAGTAGGCTGTATGGACAATAAATGAGAGTTTCTCATGCCATTCTTTCTCATCAATGCTTTTGTTTCATCAGAAAGATTTGCAACGAACTTACTCGCCATATATTTGTCTTCGTCATACAGATTAAATGTTCCCTTTTCTTTTGCCAACTGTGCTGATGCTTGATACGCTGTGTTTGCAATGAAAGTCATCAAATCATTTGTTAACTCCAATGCTTTTTCACTACCATATCTTAGTTTCATCATCATAAGTGCAGAACCATAACCCAATATACCCAATCCTATTCTTCTTTTATCTTGTAGATTCTTTTTCTGAATAGGTAATGGTACGTTAGTCTTATCATTAACATTGTCCATAAATCTCACTGCTGTTGGGATAGTCTCTCCTAACTTGTCGTAGTCCCATCCTGTTGCAGTATCATTTACAAACTGTGTTAAGTTTAATGAACCTAATAAACATACACCACCGATTGGTAATAACTGCTCTCCACAAGGGTTAGTCGCAGATATATACTCACTGTAGTATAAGTTATTGAGTCTGTTCATAGTATCTACAAACAATACTCCCGGTTCATTTCTGTTATAGGTTGATTGCATAATCACATCCCATAACTCATTTGCATTTTCAAAAGTTTTAAACACAACAGTCTCATAACCCAAAGCTTTCCATTCCTTTAGATTACCATTCCATTCGTTCTTATACTCATCTTTACGTTTCTCATAATCAGGAAACTCAAGATTCCAAGGTTGGTTGTTCTTAGCCGCTTCCATTAACTCATCAGTCACCAATACCGACATATTGAACTTAGTCAATCTACCAGGTGTTTGCTTTGATGTGATAAACTCTTCGATATCAGGATGCCAACATGACATAGTCACCATTTGTGCTCCCTTTCTTATCTTTTGTTTAGCGTTCTTACGTGAAGACTTCTTACCACTTCCTGCGGTGATAACCTCAGATTGTGTGTCCCACATATCCAACATTTTTACGGCTCCTGGTGATTCGTTTCCGATTCCACCCACAAACGCACCTCTCGGTCTCATAACGTCGGCACAGAACCCATAACCACCCTCAGACTTCAATATTAGAGCCTGTCTCCTTAGTGTATCCAAAATCCCTTCCATAGAATCTTGATCATCACCAACGAATCCATCAACAAAACAGTTAATGTATGTAGTTCCTTTTAATCCTGTTCCAGCATTTGATGTTATCCTTCCGCCAGGTACAAACTTAAAATCCTCTAAGATGTGTAAAAACTTTTCAGTCCAATACTCTGAATCCTCTTCGATAGATGCCAAATCTTTAGCAACTCTTAACTGAGTCCCATTGATATCCTCATCACCATACTTATATGTGTGTTCATAAATCTCCTGAGAGAATTCATTGTTGAACGTTGTATTCGATTGTAACTTTTTCGATTCTTTAACCTCTTCCATGTTTAGTTTATCGTTTTAAAAACTTATTATTAGAACGGTAGATCTTCATCTCCCTCTTCTACTTTTTGTGTGTATTTTGACATATCATTGCCAATGGTATTTGATATATATTCTTGATTTCCCGTTTCGACCTCGTTTGATGAATTTAATTTTTGATAAGTCTCTTTGAGGTAGTTTTTGTTCTTATCTTCTTCCCTCTTTTTTTCCTTAGCTTCGTAATCCATCCACGGCATTTGCTCCATATCTTTGGTGTCTATCGTAATCGTTGAGTTGTCAAACTTAATATTTTCAAATATTACACCATCTCTACCAAATCGTGATTTTATAATCGCAAGGTTTGCTCTTCCTGTCTCCTTCTGTTGTAAATCTTTAGCAATAGAAAGAATGAAGTGTCCAATCTGTGCCTTCTTAATAGAACCACCCATCATATCTGTAGTTACAGTAGATGCGTTGATAGATGAACGGTTACCCTGTGTAGCAACCCAACCAACAACGTCGAACTCAGAAATGAGATTCTCAAACTGTCTCATAATGTAACCCTCAGCCACCCACTGATCTTTGTGGTGGGAATCTGGAACAACACAATCGATGTAATCCAAAGTAACCATATCCAGCTTTATACCTTGTGCGATAAACTTCCTAATCAACTGACGTATCTTAGAAATGGTAACATTCTCACCAGTCATTCTTCTGATGATACATCTACCTTTATATGGATTGTTAGTTTGGAAATGTTTAACCTCATCTCTTCTTCTCTCCAAATCATTCAAAGGAATACCAGTGAAACAAGAAAAATGTTTCCTCTGTAATACCTTCTGTGAATCTTCAAATACTATCTGTAGAACTGTCTTACCCTCTTTGTAAGCTGTGTTTGCAACTTTAGTCATAAATGTCGTCTTACCAACACCCAAAGGTGCAATAACCATTCCCAATTCTCCTTTAGAGAGTCCTCCTTCCATTAACTCATCCAAAGCTTCAATACCTGTTGGGATAGGGTTTCTGAAGTCCTCAGATAATACACTATCGATATTATCAAACACATCAACACCTTCTTCTCTATCTTGTCCAACTGCCAATGCCTTTCTTAACATTTCTTCACATTGATAATAGTTATCAACGTCACCTTTGTCCAAAATACTACTACAGTTTATAATAGCCTTCTTTAACTCCTGCTGTTTACAAAACTCAATGGATTTCTCCTGAATGAATCTTGTATCTGCATGATTCATAGTCTCCAACTCAACAATGATATCCTCAACGTATTGCTGAGTAATCTCATCACTAGTATCCAACTTTATTACCTGACGTAAAGCATCAAATGAAGGGGTAGTTTCATATCTCTCATAATAGTTCTTAATATTCGCCATTATGAGACGGAAATACTGATTGTCAAAATATTTCGGTTCTATCGAATAGATGATAGTCTCAGAGAATACTTTATCGTATACAAACTGTCCTATCAACTTCAACTGAAACTGATACCCTAAATAACCAAATGACTCTATCTTATTATTCATATAAAAACTTTACTAGGTTTACAATTCTACTTCTAAATACTCTGCTGTATATTCTTTACGAGAAAGAACATATTGTATGTGTTTAATAATATTAGGTACTAAACTACGAATGTCAACAGAATATCTTACTTTTGGTGGGAAAAAATTACCACTAAACCTAGTAATCGATCTCTCACGACCGTCAACTTTTATTACCAAATCGAATACGTCTTCTTTTTCGAAAACATTCTTTGGTTGGATGTCTTCAGGTTTCTGTGTCTCATACCTATTGTAGTACTTCCACAGATAGTCCTCAGCCTTATCTTTAAGATTCTTTTGAATCATACCAACAATATCATAAGAACATTCCTTTAACTCCAAAGAACGTAAGGATTTATAGTTAAAACCCTTAATACTAAAGTATCTTTGACAAATGATGTTTCCGTTAATCTTTAAGAGAAACTCAAACTTTTGGTTGTCATACTTTTTCATAATGCAACTTTTTTTTCTGATTTTATTAAATTCATAAATGGTTTTAGATAGTTGATGTAACCATCTTCGTTACCAGGGATCATTTCGATAAATCCATCTTCCATCATCATTTTGAGAACATTCTTTTTTGTTCTTCCTTCTGGGTCTATGGGTAAATTGGAAATATCTGAAATAATCTCTTTGGAATCCTCAGATAATAACCTACCATCTAAAGTTACCAAATCTTCATTTCTTTTGTAAAAGTCCAAACCTAACGTACCTTCTTTCGTAGTTCCGTTGATTATATTGTCTAAAGACTTTAAAGGTTTACCTCTCTCTTCTCTTAACCTCTTCGCCTCTGTCAATATCTCTTCAACAGACATCTTACGTTCTTTAAGATCTGGAAAAAACTTCATTAAAGTTTTCTCTTTTACTAATGAAATGCCACTGACGTTATCACTACTACATCCAGATATTAACTTCATAATAACTGAGTTTGAGTAATGATAATCAAAAAGTTCAGTGTAGTTGTTTACAGTGAGAACCAACTTTTTATTGTGCAAGAAGATATTAACGTTCTCATCCAATAACTGACATAAGTCGTAGTCAGAGGACATAACGATAATCTTCTCCTTATCTTTGTTTAACTGTACGTAGTATGCAATCCCATCGTCAGCTTCAGCGTATTCATCTTCATATTGACGAATGAATAAATCCTCAGCGTAGTTTTTGACACGAATCTTTTGTCTTTCGTAATCTTCGTTGGGTTCTTTTCTACGATTAGATTTGTAGCTAGTATAGATTTCTTTCCTTCTCTGTCCACTGAATTGACCGTCCCAAAAGACTACTACCTTATTTGGTTTGAACTCTATCAGACACCTTCTAAGGATGGTGTAAAACTGATAAAGACCTCCGATGTGTTGTCCTCTATAGTAAACGTGTTTTGCTCCCGCAAATGCTCTTTTCAATACAGAGTCTCCATCAACCAGTATGGTAGTCTTTAGTCTTTTAGTGGGTCTCAATTCATATTATTAAAAGGGTTAAAAAAAATCTATAAGTTGTCACTGTAATCTACAGGTGTACCAATCACTGTTTCTTCTTCTAGTGTCGCTTCTGTAGATGAACCATCCAATAACACATCCCAATAGTTAGAATAATCTTGTTTATATTTCTTAACTTCATTTGGTGTGTCTAAGATGAATCCGTGAGGTGTAACCAATAAACGATCAGCATAACTGATTCCGTTTATATGGTTCTTCGTCACTCCCACTTTAGTTCTAGTAGCAAATGTTATCTTCTTACCTCCTGTAGTTGCGGTGATACGTGATGTACCAGCGTTTGCTTGATTTCCAAACAAAAATACAAGAGCTGAAGAAAGAAAGATAGAGTTACCACCTTTCGGCATAATCTTAGGTTTCTGTCCAAAACCTTCAGGTATTTGAACCCAAGGTTGGTTAACAAAAACCATAGTGTTGGTATGTGGAGAATCTTCCTTTCGAGAACTTGTGATTCTCTGAGCAAGTCCCATACCCCACTTTTCAGATATGACTCGAGCAGTATGTTGATTACCACCTTTCCCATTAAAACTCATTTCACAAGGGATAGTACCAATGGAATCCCACAAAAATAACAAATCATATGGAAGGTCTCCCTTCTCTTGAGCGTCCAATAACTCTGTGATATAATCAAAAGCTTGTTCGATATAGTTGAAACCAACTTTATCAATAAAGAAACCGTCCCAATAAAGTTCACCTGTTTCTTCGTCAACCTTTTGTTCACAGTCAAAACCCAACAGCTTTGCGTATTCAAAACTCCACTTCTGCTCAGTAATAAGAAAAACAGGTAAAATGTTCTTCTTCTGTGCATCTACTGCAGATTTGATTAAAGCTGTGGTTTTTCCCGTATCAGAATGTCCCAAGAACATATTAATCTGTCCCATCGCAGGTCCTGCAATACCACAAACCTCCTGAAATGTTTTCCCCAAATCAAAGAACTGTTGCTCTTTGTATTTTACACGACTTGAGAATTTCTTCTTTAAATCGTCAAAACTTAGGGTCTTCTTTTTCAATGCTCTCTTTGCCATCTATAAAACTATTTAGTATTTTACCAAGGTAGTTGGTCTGAAGATAAACTATCAGTCCCATCTACTTTATTCAACTCACTTTCTAAATCTCCAACATTACCTGTACCTTCCTGTTCAGCTGCAACGAAAACTTTCGCTTCGTTGTCCCACACTGGAGTCTCCCCCTGTGCTACTAACTCAAGATACTCAACAGATTTTGAACGATACACATCTTTGTATGTATCCTCATTACCTGTCCACGCTTCACCTAAAGATTTTTCTCCAGTTAACGCTGTTGGATCCTCAGCCATAATAGAAACAACTTTAGCATAACCTTTGTCGTCTCTACCTAAAATGATTGTTAAATCCCTTCCTTCATTAAGGTCGGTGATGTCTCCTCTCTTTTTGATGATTGGAATGATTTTATCCAATACACCTTCACCTTTCCAGTTCTGTGGGAATCTCCAAAACTTCACACCCTCTCCTTCGTTATCTCTGTCGATACCTTTAACAACATAGAACTTTCTCGCTCTGTATTGTCTAGAGAGTTGCTTCTTCTCTGGATTACCACTTAACCTTAAAGCCTCTTCCATCTCACATAATGGACATCTCTGACCATCGTTGTGATGTGGACAATAAAGCTTTACCCATTTACCTCCCACCTGAATGGAATGCCAATGAGCCTCAGTAAAAGGAGAACCATCTTTCGCTGGTAAAATCCTAAATGTCTTTTCACCATTGTTAACCCCTTTAGGTAACATAGTGGTGAAGTACTTAGTCAAATCAACTTGACTACCTGTTGTCTTTTTCTCTGATTTATTCTGCTCATATTGTGCAAGAATAGCGTCGATACTTGTACTCATAAAAAAACTCTTTTTTCGTTAATAATATAAATCTAATACAAACTTAATAAAAATAATTGAGAATATCAAATTATTTTTAAATTAAATTAAAAAAGGTATCCCTATTAAGGATACCTCTAATATAGTAAATTATCACGAAAAATCAATAACTATTCGAGTATTTTTTTTACTCTTCTTCGCTTTTTTTGTTGATTCTCTCGATGATGTTTTTTAAGTCGTTCTGAGTCAATCTAATCACAGTGTCTTCTTTTTCCTCTGTTACAATCTCCTCTTTTGTTTCGTTGTTCTTGTTGATTACTCTCTCAATCAAACTAATCAACTCTGATTCTCTAAGTCTAATCTTTTTCGCCATCTTAATACATGTTTTCTTCGTCGTCAGCGTCAAAAGAACTCTTTATCTGCTCGCTGTTATAATTTGATAAGTCTTCAACACTAACTCCAAAATCCTTCTCCTTCTTTTCGATAGGCTTATATTCTCCACCCTCTTTTTCATCTGACCAATAGTCAGTTAACTTTACGTTGAAAGGGAAAGAATCTAAACTTCTCATCTCTAACTTCTCAACAGGTGTAGGATTTCTCATCTCTACTTCCTTCTCTAATGAGTCAATCTTATTGATGATGTCTCCCATTCCACTTAACTTACCCTCTAAGTCACCAAACTTAGCCAATATGTCTTCAACCTTTGAAGTAACACTGTCAACCTTCTCAGCAGTCTCTTTAGTAGATGTTACAATCTCAGTAACGTCAACCTCTTCTACCTCTTCAGCCGCTTCTTCTTCGTTATCTTCAAATGCCACCTCTTCAGCAGGAACGTCATCCATAACCTCAGTATCTACTTCAGTATCAACAACCTCTTCGTCACCAGCGTCATCCATAACCTCGTCACCCATCTCAGTGTCGATAGCTTCCTCTTCCTCATCTTCCTCTTCGAATCCCTCTTCAGGTACTCCAATAGGTAACTCATCTTCAGGTTGCTCATTAATTAAATAATAAGAGTTGATTCTGTTATACAAATCCAACTCCTCTTTTAGTAATTCACTTTTCTTTCTAGCCATAATTAACCGTTTAATAGCTGTCTACCATCTTCGGTAATATATTTCTTATTGATTTTCTCTACTATTCCGTCTTTACTACGAATATAGCACTGTCCGTTTTCACAATAGACTTCACCGTCTTGCAAAAACTGCTCAAGATTTTTCTCTAAATCTTTTGGATTTTTGTTTTCTTTATTCATAAACAGAGATTTTTATATAAATATCTCAATTTATGGAAAAACTCTGCTTAAATCACCAATTAATAACTCATCATCCCTAAAAAGAATACAAGAATCCTGATACTTACTCCAATCGATTCTGTAACTCCTATAGTCAATATTACCAGGCTCTAATCCACTCTCCTTCTCAATCAATCTGTTCAATGCATTGATCGTATAAAGTGTACTTCCCTTCTTATGTAATGGTATTGTATTTGAGAATAACTTATTGATGTTTATTCTCCTCTCTGTCTTAAACTTAAATGTCACAATGTATCTCGTAGTGTCAATATCACTTTCAAAGATGAATATCTTATCAGTTGGGATCTTGAACCTACTGTTTAAATACTTAATGTAACCTTCCTTATTTTCCTTAAATATAAATGATGCTAGTAGTAGCGTTCTAACCCCCTCCATTTTCTAAACACATAAAATATGGTATGTATTTGGCGTCGTCGTGCAAATAATCCAAATATTCCTTATATCTCTCATAAACGTCTCCATCTTCACTATATACCTCTGCAATCTCCTTAACTTTTTTTATGAGTGATTCTCTTTTGAAACCTATTAAATCAATAACCTTTAAATCAATGCCGTATATCATATTGTCGGCATAAATGTATATTATTCTGTTATTAAATAAATATGCCGAAATCCCGCTAGCGCCTCTGATTTCAGATATCATAGATTTCAATGTCCTCAAATCCTGAATAATCGGATCAATATTTGTGTATTTGATACCCCTTACCAACTCTTTTATGGCGTGTCCAACAAACTTTGAAACGTCTTTTAAATAAATGGAACGTCGCTCCTTTGGTGAGAATGTCCACCATAAGTTCTCTGTAATCTGATGATTGGTGATTCTGATGTTGTAACCCTTCGCAATGTCCCAACCAATAATCAATGTTGGCAAAGAATCATTGTCAGCATCAGATACGAAGTTTACCAACTTATCATTTATCTCATTAATCTCACCATCGAAAACAATATTCGCAACTTTCATATTACGAATATACGAAAAATATTTGAAAATGTAAAATTA